TGACTTTGTGATGGTGTTCATCACATATTGCTCTTGCGAGCCGAGCGACACAGGCACGTTGATCCACACGGCATTGTATTTGGCCGTATAGACAATCTGCCAGCCGACAGCCGCATGATCGCCGCCATAAGCTGTGGTCGCCGCCGTAATCGCGCCCTGAATCTTGTCGGACAACGCCACACGCGGGTCCAATCGGCTGCTTTGCAGCGATGACGCCATCGGGATCAGGCCGTCATAGGTGAGGATCAGCAGATCGCCGCCCCACTTGAGCATACAGCGCTCACCAATCGGAGAACCCAGCTTCCAGACGCCGATAAGCGCAAATGTGCTGGCGGTGTCGGGGTCCGTCCCGCTCCACAGGATGACTTCGCCTTCGCTCGTGACAAACGCAAGGTTGTCGTCAACGCCGTAGCCCGCGTCGATAGTCCAGGTGTCAAGGTCCACCAGATGCCCGCCATGACGGGCAATGGCGGTCATTTCCAACTTTTGCGCGGTGCCATAGATCGAATCGGTCGGCAGATACCAAGCGTTAAGCGTGTCCTTTTCGATAAACCACAGCCGGTTCTTGAACAGAACGACATTGACCAGATTGCTTGTCGTCACGCCCGAAATCTGAGCCGCGCCGCCACCCGTCGAAATGCTTGTCCAAGTCGTGCCGTCATACAGACCCGGCTCATCAATGCCGTTGACGGCAACCAGATAACTACCCGCGCTCGTCGTGATGTTAACGTGTTCCCAAATCCCGTTCGACAGGCCGGTCAAAATGGGAGCGCCGACAGGGCCGGAATTGGTCACATCGTAAAGTTTGCCCGTATCCGTCACGGCGAACATTTCCGTCACCGGTCCCGCCGCATAGGTCATGAGCGATTGCACTTGACCATCAAGGCCGGTCGCGTGTTTTCTGTAGCCGCCCCGCAGGACCGCGCTGGAGACGGTCGGGAACATATTGACCATCGTAACCGCGTCCATCGGGTCCATGCTGGAGACGGTCGGGAACATATTGACCATCGTAACCGCGTCCATCGGGTCCATGTTCGCCAGAGAGTCACGGGCGTTCCAGCCCCCGACAGGGGCGGGCAGGGACTCGACGTTAGCCGAAGCCCGTTGAACCAAGGTGCGCGGTTGGAAGGCCATTACCGACCATACCCACTGTCAGGAATGTTGTCGTAACCGATCAGGACATTGCCGGGACGTGGGGCGAACGACAGGTTTGCCGCCGACGTATCCTGTGCAATCGCCGTCTCAAGTTCGGTGTAGAAGTCGCGGAACAGAGCCGTGGTGTCGAAGCCCTTGGCCTGAAAATACTTCAGTTTGGTGTTCAGCACCATCACCCGGTCGGGGAAGATGCAGGTGTCGCTATCAGCCGTAAAGCTGTTCTTCGGAACGCCAGCGGCGCTGCGAGCCCATGCTTTGCTGCGATATTCAAAGCTAAGGTTTTCAGCCGTCGAGACGCCCGGCCAAATCTGGAAATAGTCGCCATACAGACGCCAGCGGATGCGCGGTCCAGTGCTGATATAGCCGCTCAGGAGCCATTCCCACTGTTGAGCGTTCTCAGGGCCAAGCATTTCCCAGCGCTTGCTCTTGTCCCACTGAGTGCGTGGGACAATAGCGTCATAGTCCGACGGGAAGGCGTATTTGACCTTCTGGAAATAGACGGTTCCATTGGTCGCTGCGTCCTGCGGAAACGCGGACAGCGTAACCTGGGTGAGCGAATCCACGCTCTCAATGAACGTGCCGTTTGGCAGGCCCGTCCCAACGGCCATGTATGTCGTGTCGAGGCCAGCCGTAGACGGGATGCCCGTCACCACCCGCGAGGCAGTCGTATAGGTGCCGGTGGTGGTCGTGTATTCCGTGAAAAAGGAATGTGCAGCGGTAAGCCTGCGCCAGTCAGCCTTTCGGAGCAGTTCATATCCCGATGCGTTCATCAACGCGAGGATTTGAACCACATCCTGATTGCTGTTTCCGGCGACCGACGCAGGCGTCGAAATGCCTAGTTCATTCGTGACCTGAGTCACCAACTCCAGCATTGTCGAGGGCATTTACCACTTCTTCCTTTTTTGGGCGCCCAGGACCGCGACGTTCGCCCAAGAGAGCCTGCATCTGCTTCTTGAGTTCATCAATCTCGGCCTGTTGGGCGCTGATCTTGCTTTCCGCTTCGGCGTTGTTTTTGCCGGTAAGGTAGGCGCGGGCTCGTTCCCGAAGACCCGCCGCCCCCATGCCGATCCTTTGAAGTTGCGCGTCCGTGGCCGTGGCGACCTGTTCAACGGTCTGGAACTTCAGGATTTGCAACTCTGCCTGTTGAATCTCGCTGAGATCGCCGGGGTTCTCTTGACGCCACCGCGACAGCGGGACGCCAATGAGCATGGCAGTCTCATCGGAGCCCTTCATCTGGTAAGCAAGCCATTGGCGCGGGAAGCGCATCTTGTGGTCGTCGTTGGCGAATGTCTCAATGACGTTCGGTCGGCTTCGTATTCATAGAACTCGACGAAAAGATGTGCGTCTGCGTTCAAAGCATCGCTATCCAGCATGAATTACGCTCCAAGATGTGAAAGCCAAATGGTCGGGGAGATACCAAAGAAAATGCGCTCCTTGCCGGCGGCAATGGCAACGGAGGCAGCACCGTCAACCGTTTGGCCCGTTCGGGCATAGACGGTCAAAGAGTTTGCGCCGTTGTTGAACACCACAATCTGAGAACCAGCCTCAGAGTCGGGAAGCGCCACGCCGGTCGAAGCCGCAGTCGTAGCTACGACATTAACGTCGGCGCTAAGTTGCAGGGCGGTGGCAAGGTTGGTGCCAGTCGCGGTCAGGCCAGCGGCAACAACACCGCAAATGACCTCAGTGGAAAGCGGCGCGTTACCAGCCGCCAGAACTCGGGAGGGAATCGCCATTGTTAAGCCCTTTCTTTGGCTTTGACGTAGAAGGTAGCATACGGAAAGGGGGTGTCCCCGTCATGGTTCCTGTATAGCACATCGTAGCGTCAACACAATCCATAATGTTTCGGATCGCGTTGGGTACTTTTTCAGGTTCGATGTGTTCCATGACGTCGGTGCAGTAGCCAATATCAGCGCTTAAGTCCATTGACATAGGCTTTGTCAAGTCGGCTAGGACAAATGGAAACTGGCCTCGCATATCAAGGCAGTTATCCGCAAAGTCCACGAATATAACATCGCAGTTGGTCAGTCGGTTGATTGCCAGCCCGCCGCGCCCGGTCCCACAGCCGAAGTCCGCAATGATGTCGAGGAAATGCGGCTTTGCAACCTTTGCGAATTCCTCCGCGAAGCCCTCGCCGGGCGACACGTTCCTATAGGAGTCGTGCGACCACATCTTTTGGTATTTCTCAGCCTCAGTCATGGGCTGTGACGCCAAGCGCATCTGGTGCATGACCTCCATGATGAGGCCATCCGAATCCACGGTGATGATGCAGCCAAGGTCAATCAGGTTGTTGCAGACCTCAGGGAACAGTTCGGCCTGTCGCGCCATTGTCAGGCTAGCCGTGAACGTCTTGCCGCCAAGCGTCACCTTGCAAAGCGGATCGGCGGCGTTCATGGGCTGATTGTAGGCATGACCGATTCGCGCCCGGTGGGATGAGTCATAGCCGAACAAATGCAGTTTCCTGAAGCCCATCGTGTAGGCAAGGCACATAGCGGACAGACCAACCGTCGTTCCGCCGCCGATAAGGGCATAATCGTCGTCGTGGGCGGGCAAATGCTCTTCAATGCCCTCAATGGCCGGGTGCCACACAAAAGGCTTCCCGGTGGCCTTAAAAACGGACTGGTCGCACTGAGAGGCGATCAGGTAATTCCTCGCGGTTCCTAACAGCGTGACGTTATCGGGTCGCGCATCAAGGATGACCTGATAATCGGGGATGATCCCGTTGTCGTTCAGGAACTTTGCAGCGCCGTTCAGGGCGAAAATCGTCTGCCCTAAATCCTTGCGCTTCTTGATTGTGGGGAGGTGTTCCTGGAGCGATGGACCGCCGCCGACAAGGACCGCGTGGCCGTCATGCGCTTCGCGCATCTTGATCCAAGAGCGATGCTTGCGCGAGTTTTCGCCAATGTTGGCGAAAAGGATTTCGTCGTCGGTATTGCAGAGGATTTGTATGTCCATATGAAATGGGGGGGATTTCTCCCCCCCACCCACTTCCTGTTGTTAGGAAACGCGACCCTGAAGGTGCGGACGATTAATGACAATCGCCACAGTCGCGGTAGCAGCGGCCACGGTAGCCGTGTTGGCCGAACGAGCGCCAAGGATTTCCTTGCCCGACGAGGTAAGCGCAACCTTGCCAGCCGAGGTAACGCCAATGGCGACAGTCGGGGCAAGGGCAACGCCGGTCGTGCGGTTCGCAATGGCGGTGCCAGCAATCTGATACCAAGAGAACCTGGTAGCAGAAGTGTTAGCAGCCATAGCAATAGCCACGGGACGCGCTTGGTTGTTGGTGACAGGAGCCAGAGCCGTTTCGTAGGTCGTGCCGTTGTAGGTAACGACAGAGCCGACGACGGTTCCAGCCACGCCTTTGAGAAGGATGAATTCACCCTCACCAAAAACGGGGTCAAATCCACGGACGATCTGGCCCAGCACATAAGGCGGGGTCGGAATGGTCGAGGTGGAGCCGTTGGAGACGCTGGCGGGCGACAGCACACCATCGTCAATCTGATCGACTTGTTGAAGGCCGAGCTTGGGTTCATCGAAAGTGTAAGGCATGGTTTTCCCCTTTCTTACGCGATGAGGACGCCTTGGAACTGAGAGCCAGAGCAGGTCATATTGCCTGCCCAGCCAATCAGTTTCACAATGGCGTCTTGGTTAACGGCCTGACGCTCGCCGCCAATCGGAACAAAGTTCCGGTCAACGTGCGGGCGGAAGGGCGAAACAGCCGAACCGCCGTTGGTCACGCCAGAGAACGACTTGGTTTGCCAGAAGGCCCAAGTGGCGCGGTTAATGCCGCCGTAGGTGCCCGAAGTCGGAACGTCGGGAACGGCAGCGCCCAGACCAGTGATGTTCTTGCCCGCGTTGCCGGTGCCATCAAGGTAGATGTCACCGCTCATGCGGTTCTGAAGCTGGGCTTCGGCAACAGCCATACGGCCATCCAGAAGGTCAATAATGGCTTCCTTGCCGCTGTTCTGGATCATTTCCAAGCCGGAAATGGTCACAGCCGAAGCGTATTGGGTGATGCCGAATTGAGCCGCCGAAATGGGCGAGTTTTGGGCCACGTTCAGCACTTCATAGCCGGAATAGCTATTCGTGTTGTTCGAGGATGCGTCGTTATACATGATCTCTTGAAGGATCACGTTACCACCAGAGAACGTCTTGACGTTCCCCCGCTCCTTCAGACGACGCAGAAGGGCGTTGTTGTTGGTGACGTTATCAGCGAGTTCACCGCTGCGGCTTTGGATATTCGTCGCAATGATGTCGCTGACAGCAGAGTTAGCGAAAGCCATTGGCTCGCCTCCATATCAGGGTTTCATCAAAGACGGTCTGCCACATTGCCGAATTGTTCGAGCAACATAGACCGCCTGTCTTGCGCATTGGTAGCCGTTTGGACCCTGGGTGTAGAAGTCCGGACACTTACCGCCGCTGCCTTGGCCGACTTAGCTGCCTGATCGGCTGCTTTTCTCTTTGCGGCTTCAGCGGCAGCTTGTTGGCTTTGCTGGACCCTCTCAAAGAGGTCATTGTCAAGGCGGAGCGCCTTATCATAGGCGTCCTGAAGCGTTGTTGCCACGCCGCTCTGTAGGAGCGTAATCATCGTGGGCTTTGCATCTTCAAAGAATTCCGCTTTAGACGAAAATTCTTCGATTTCAGCCTGAAG